CGAGAGCATGGCGATCGCCAAGGATTTTGCCAACACGCTGCGCCGCAACCGCTGGGACTGGGCGCGCATTGACGCCGACGTGGCGAAGCAGTTCACCCCCGAGCAGCGCGCCCGCATGTGGGCGGCGGCCGACGAGGAGAGCGTGGCGCGCCAGCTCGGCGAGCCGCGCGAGCACCAAGGGCTGGCGACCTTGGAACCGGCGGAACGCGCCGCGGTCGAGGCCTTGCAGGCGCGCGCGCAGACCGCGTGGCTACGGGCGCGCGACCTCGGCATGGTCGAGGGGGAGGGCCTGCCGTCCTACACGCCGCGCATGGTCATCAACGCGGCGAGCGCCACCAGCAAGGACGCCACCCTCTCGCTCAACGGCATCGGCGGCAACCTGCGGGTCCGCACCGGGCAGATGATGCGACGCAAATACATGATGGCGGAGGAAACCGAGGCGGCCGCCAAGGCGCGGCTCGGCGGCGACGCGGAGCTCGCCCGCGACATCCGGGCGCTGCCGCTCGCCACCGCCAACCTGGAGGACGCCATCGCGGGGCGCACGCTGATCAACGCGATCGAGGAATACGGCAAGCGCACCGGCGACGAGACCATGACGACGGGCTCGATCCCGCAGGACGCCACGCAGAAATGGTTCACCCTGGACCATTCGGCCTTCCGCAAATGGCGGCCGCGCTTCGAGGAGGTCGACGGCAAGCTGCAGGCGGTCAAGGACGCCGACGGCCATGCGGTGTTCGAGCAGGTGCCGATCTATGTGCGGGGCGACTTCGAGGGGCCGCTGCGCGCGGTGCTCACCCAGAAGTCCGGCCCGCTCTACGGCGCCGCCATGTCGCTCAAGGCCAAGACCATGAGCCTGATCATGAATTCGCCGCTGATCCACAACGCGGTCGAATGGGGCCGCGCCATGCCGTCGATGCCAGGCAAGGTGGCGACCTTCAAGATTTATTTCGAGGGCAACCGGGCGCGCAAGGACGTGCCCACCATGCACGAGGCGATCGACGCCGGCATGGTGCCGATCGGGCACCGCTTCTTCAACCAGGACATCACCTCGATCATGGAGGCGCCCGACCTTGCGCCCGGCCGGTCGTGGACCGCCAAGGTGCTGGGCTTCGTGCCCGGCTTGTTCGACGAGGCGGCCGGCACCGCGGTCAAGCGCGCGATCGATAAGGCTGGGGATTTCTGGCACAACACGCTGCTGTGGGACCGCGTCGCCGACCTGCAGGCCGGGCTCTACACCAACTTCCGCGACGAGATGATGGCGAAGGGCGTCGACCGCCAGACCGCGGCGCGCGCCGCCGCCCATTGGGCCAACCGCTACGCCGGCGCGCTGCCGCAGGAGGCCATGTCGGACGCGGCGCGCAAAGTCTCCAACATGCTGCTGTTCTCGCGCTCCTTCACGATGGGCAACCTCGGGGCGCTCAAGGACGTTTTCACCGGCCTGCCAAAGGACGTGCTGGCGCAGATCGAGCGCGACGCCGGGTTCCGCGAGGGCGCGATCACCGGCGCCGAGACGCCGGCCGGGGTGCCCGAGGCGGTGTCCTACGCAAAGTCCATGGCGCGCCGCAAGGCCATGGCGATCGTCACCCTCGACATCGGCATGATGTATGTCGGCAATTCGCTGCTGCAGAACGCCGCCAACGTGCTGCTCAACGACTCGACGCTCGACAAGGAGATGCACGGCTACGCCGAACGCTTCGCCGCCAAGCTGCAGGCCACCAAGGAGCACCCGCTCGAGCTTCTGCAGCCGTTCAAGTTCATGGAGGACCTGAGCGCCACGGCCACCAACGAGCCCGGCAAGCAGGACCGCATCCATGTCGGCAACGCGCGCGACGGGACAGCGATCTATGCCCGCAACCCGGTCGGCAAGATCGCGGACGAGTTCATCGGCTTTTTGACGGGCCCGCTCGACGCCCTGCGGCGCAAGCTCGGCACCGTCGCTCGCCCGACCTGGCAGGTGATGTCGAACGACGCCGGCTTCGGCCGGAAGGTTTATGACCCCGACGCCGACACCCCGGCCAAATATCTCGGCAATCTGGGCCTCATCGCCAAGCACTTCGCGGCGGCGCAGTTCCCGACCGGGCAGGCCGGCGCCTTCTCCGACCTCGTGAAGGGGGAGGGCGACCCCAAGGTGGCGGCGCTGCAGGCCTTCGGGCCGATCGGCGGCGTGACCTTCTCCAAGGGCGCGCCCGGCGGGGCGGCGGTGGGCGAGATGTACCACGCCAAGACCCAGCACGAGTTCGCGGTGCAGGCGCAGTTGCCCGACATCCGCCGGCAGATCCAGCGCGGCGACGTGGCGGGCGCCCAGGAGCGCATGACCGAGCTCGGCATCCCGGCCGGGCTCCAGCGCTTCTACGTGCGCACCACCACCAACCCGGCCACCCGTCTGGGCGGCCGGACCCTGAAGGACTTCTACCTCTACTCGACCCCGGAACAGCGCGAGCGGCTGGAGAACGCCAGATAGGGTGCGCGGTCATTCGCGGCCGCACGTGTATGCCATACCTTCCTCGATCCGGCAAAGTTCGACAGTCCCGGTCCAACGATTGAGCCGTAGCACCACCGAGGCATTCACCGGACTATTTACGATCTGCCAGTGCCCGGCGACCAGGATCGCGGTCGCGATCAAAACCAGCCCAACGACGATAGCGACGGGTGCCCCCATATCTCCCAGTATGATCCGGGAAACACGCGACGGCTAGGCCCGGCAGGCCCCATGACTCAGGGAGCGTGCTGGGTGCGTTGCGAGCCGTGAGCCTCCCGCACACCCTCCCGACATGATCAAACGCACCCTTGCCCTTCTCTGCGCTCTGGCGATTCTGGCCGAGACCACGCCGGTCCTCGCCCAGCCCGTCAATCTCCCCGCGAACACCGTCTGGGGACGCCTCGGCATCGGCACCGGCCCCGGGCAGGCCATCCCGATTCCAAACCTGCTCTCGGCGGCGACCGGCTGCACGACCAACGGCGACTTCAACATCATCGAAAGCGGCGCGGCGACCTGCTCGTCCGCGGCAGGCGCCACCGCCGTCCTGGCCGGGCCACTCACCATCAACCCCGCCGCAGGTTCGACCACGCGCGCCATCGCCACGACGCAGACCAGCCCGACCAGCGGCTCGATCGCCGGCCCGCTGTCCTTCAACCTGCTGAACATCACCGACAGCATCCTGGTCACCGGCAGCGGCAGCGACTCGACCGGCAACAACAACGCCGGCACGGTCGGCTTCCGCGTCAACACCCTTTTTGCCGGCGCCAACCTGAATGGCGCCAGCACGCTGCTTAGCGGCCTGTTCAGCGCAACGGTCACCAGCACGGCGGCGCTCGCGGACATCGTCGGTCTCGCCGGCACCGCCTACACCAACGTCGTGATGACCCACAGCGGGTTCCTCGAGGGCCTCAACGGCGTCGCCCAGGTGGGCCCGACAGGAAGCGCCAACATCCTCTCGGGCGTGGACGCTGGGTCCGGCATTCAGACAGGCGGTGCCGCGAACTATCGCCTTGGCGTCAACCTCAGTTCGTTTGGAACCACGCGGGGCACTACGCTCGACGCCGCGATCGCTGTCGTGGGCGTGGGCGGCAACCCGGCCTGGGGCAGCATTCTGGAATTGAGCAACCTCGCCGGCGCGGCGCCGGTTAACGGCACGACCAAGATCATCCACGCCGACACCGCCTATACGGTCTCGGACTTCGCCAGTTTGGCGAACATGACGATCACCGACCACATCCTGAATTTCCCAAACGTGCATCTGCGCGGGAACGCGAGCCTTGCGCTCGGCACGTCGAACAACCCCGGCTCCAACAGCATCGTCGCGACCGGGGGGATCACCGCGAACGGCACGCTGGCCTCGGGCGGCGCCGGGGTCGGCAACGGCGTGCTCTCGCTCGGTGGCAATAGCTCGGGCGGCTGGAATCTGACCGCCAACGCGACGGCCACCTTGGCGACGGCCACGGGCAGCCTTGCGACTTCCGGCAGCATCACGGATTCCAACAACGGCATTGCCACGACCTCGACCGACGGCATGGTGCTGCAGAACACCACCGCAGCGGCCGCCGGCGTTCAGCAGTATTCGCCCCGGCTGCATTTCATCGCCCAGGGCTGGAAGACCAACGCCACCGCAGCGTCGCAGACCGTCGACTGGATCATCGAGAACGAGCCGAGCCAGGGCACCGCGGCACCGAGCAGCTTTCTGGCATTTCTCTCGCAGATCAACGCGGGCGGCTATACGGCGCAGCTCAGCATCTCGTCGGGCGGCGCGCTCAACGTCACCACCAGCGTTCAATCTCCGCTCCATTTCGGCGGCACCGCCGCGGGCTCTACGCTCACGCTCGAAAGCACTACGGGCGCCGGAACGACAGACAGCATCGCCTTCAGGACCGGGAGCCAGGTCTATGCCGGCGGCATCAACACGACCCAGCAATGGTCGATCGGCACCAACGTCACGCCGGCGACGAACGCCGTCCTGACGGTTGGCAAGAATGCGGCGGCTTCGCGCAACGCCACGCTGACGCCTCTGCTCCACATGGTCAGCGCCGACAGCACGCAATCCGTCGCCATCATCGACGGGTTCGGCGGCGCCGGAAAGCAGCCGTTCATCGTGACGCGCAACGCCAACGGGACAGGCGCCTCGCCGACGGCGATCCTTGCCAACGACCAGATCGGCTTCTTCGGCATGGTCGGTGCCACCGGGGCGGGCACCTACGCGGCGGAGAACGGCGCGGCCGGCGGCGTGTTCTTCGGCGGCGTCGCCACCGAAAACTGGTCCCTGACCAACCAAGGGGCCAAGATCAACATCTACACCACCCCGAACACGACGGCCGCCATCGCGCTGGCCGCTACGGTCCACGCCAGCGGCTGCCTTGCAGTCGGCGTCACGACCGACTGTCTCACCGGCGGCATCATCGCGCTCAAGGCGGTGCAGACCGGAACCACGACGGTCGGCGCGCTTCCCGCGTGCGGCGCCGGCATCAAGGGCGCGCGCTATTTCGTCACCGACGCCAACGCGACCACGTTCCACGCCACTGTCGCGGGCGGCGGCGCCAACAATGTCGGCGTCACCTGCGACGGGACCAACTGGTACATCAGCGCCAACGACAACATGCCGGAAGCGCTCAGGAGAAAATTCGCATGAAGCGTGTTTTGATCGCCGCCGCGCTGCTGCTCGCCGGGCCGGCGCTCGCCGAGCAACAGGAGCAAAGCCCGGCCGAACAAGCCCTCGGGCAGCGCGTCATTGTCGAGATCAATGCCAACCTGCAGGCCGCCGCCAAGATCATCGAGCTCCAGCGGCAACTCACTGCCGCCCAGGCGCGGGTCAAGGAACTGGAGGCCGCGGCACCGAAGAAGGATTAGAGGTAGAGAATCCCTCCCGGAACTCGAGATCGCGTAGGCCCCCAAGGTAGCGGTGCGTAAGGGGGTAGTTCTCATCCACCGGCCGCGCGGGAGGGCCTTCCAGCCGCCGCCGCGCCGCGTCCAACAGCCTGATCAAAAAGCGCCGGATCGACATTGCGGGCACCTATAGGCCGAAGATCGAGATGACGACGGCAACCACCGCGATCACAAGGCACGCGAGCATGGTTCGCTTGGCCGTGCGTTCAAACGAGTAGCCCATCGGGGAACCTTACTCGCAACCTCCCGGCGATTCAACCACCCCGCGAGCCGGGGGCCGGGTGCGTTGCCGCCCACCCCGGCTGGGCCAATCCTCCGGGCATGAGAGCAGACGTCGTCGACCTCTACCACGGGGACGTGGTCACGGACTTCCATGCGGTCGCCAAGGCCGGGGTGAAGGGCATCATCCACAAGGCCACCCAGGGGATCGGGGTGACCGACCGCGCCTACGCGGAGCGCCGCAAGATGGCGGCCGACGCCGGGCTGCTGTGGGGCGCCTACCACTTTAACACCGGGGAGCCGGTCGCCAGCCAGGTGCAGCATTTCCTCGACGCGGCGGCGCCCGACGACCACACCCTGATGGCGCTCGACTTCGAGGACAATCGCCACTCGCAGATGGACCTCGGCGAGGCGCGCGCCTTCCTGGCCCGGCTCGACGCCGCGCTCGGCCGCAGGTCCGTGATCTACAGCGGCAACCGGCTCAAGGAGCTGCTCGGCAGCCAGGTCGACAAGTTTTTCGGCGCGCACCGGCTCTGGCTCGCCCAATACGGACCGGCCGCGCGCCCGCAGGCGAGCTGGGCCAAGCCATGGCTCTGGCAGTTCACCGGCGACGGCATCGGGCCGCAGCCGCATTCCATCCCGGGCATCACCACGCACGGCATCGACGTCAACCAGTACAGCGGCGACCCGGCCAAGCTGGCGGCCGACTGGGCCGGCGCGCCCGTCCTGACCTCATAGGAGCCACCATGGCCGACACCGTTCCCCCGACCGTTGCCGTCGCGACCCAGTCCGCCTGGGCTTCCAAGATCAACTGGACGCAGGCCGTCGGTCTCGCTGCGTCGGCGCTGGTGTTCCTGAGTGGCGGCAAGCTCGATATTCCGCCCGAGGTCCAGGTCTCGATCGCGCTCGCCATCCAGGCCATCCAGTCGGTCGCGACGTGGATCTTCAAGACCTGGTTCTCCAAGACCGTCACCCCGGGCTCGGTCGCCAACGCCACGACCACCACCACCCTGCCGGCCAAGTCCATCGTCCACATCACCTGAAAGGAGCGCCCATGCGCAAGCTGGCCCTGATCGTCGCCATCGCGCTGCTGCCCAGCCTGGGCGCCTGCGCGTCCATCAACAATCCGATCAACCGCACGGAGCTCTACAACGCGGAGGCGGCCTATGGCCTCGCGCTCAGCGCCGCTGTCGGATACCGCAGGCTGTGCGTCCAGCGGACGCCGTCGATCTACCCGCAGTGCCGCGCCGTCGTGCCGAAGCTGCAGGCCGCGGATCGCAAGGTGCAGGGCGCGGTGGCCGCCGTGCGGGCCTTCGTCAAGGACAACCCGACCGTCACGCCGGTCTCGCTCATCGCGGCCGCCCAGAAGGCGCTCGCCGACTTCCAGGCCGTCGAAGCCCAATACGGAGTGAAATGACATGGACGCCGCAACCATCATCGCGACCATCGCCAAGGTGGTCCAGACGGCCGTGGAGATCGGCCCGACCGTCATCGAGACCATCGAGGACGCCGAGCCCTTCGCGGAGGCGATCTACAACGCCCTCATCGCCGGCAAGCCGGTCACGCAGGAGCAGATCGACGCGCTCGAGAACCATCTGGCCGAACTGAGCGCCGAACTGCAGGAGCCGTTGCCGGATTGACGAATTTACGAGCGGACCGCCCAGCCGGTAGGACGACCGGGCGGCCCTAACCATCACGAGGGATACGGTCTCGCAATGGCTGATACCGAACATAGCACGGAAGTTCTACCGCTCGTTGTACGCAGGTAAGGGCGGGTAGAAATGTCCGATGCGGCCGAACTGCTCGATACGGCGATCAAGCTCGCCCAGCTCACGACACTCGTGGTCGGCGGCGGGACGATCATCTTCAGGATGAGCCGCATGGCGACGACCTTCGAGCTGATCGGCAAGCAACAGGCGAAGGAAATTTCGGAAGTGAAAAGCGAGGTCCGGGAGCTCAGCAAGACGGTGACCGAACTGGCGGTGCAGAAGACGCGCCTCGATAACCAGGCCGAGCGGCTCAACCTGCTCGACAAGCGCTACGAGGAGCTGCGCCACGGCGAGGGCTTCGTCTTCCCGCTCGACGCCCACCTCAGCAAGCGCGTGCCCTAACGAAAGGAAGCCCCATGTCGCTCGGACTCATCCTGATGATCGTTCTCATCATCGTACTGGTCGGCGGCGTCGGGCCGTGGTCGCCCGGCGGGTTCGGCTACGGCTACGGCACCGGCGGGATCGGCATCGTGGGGATCGTGCTGGTGATCCTGATCATCCTGCTGCTGCTCGGCCGGATCTGATCAAGTGGCCGAGCCGACAGAATGGAATTTCACGACATTTGAGAAGCACGTCGATCAGAGATTCGCTGATATGGCGTTGCAGCTTCGCGAGCGCTACGAGGCGCAGCAGACGGGCGTGACCGCCGCCCTCGCGGCAGCCGAGAAGGCGGTCACCGCGGCGCTCATCGCCGCCGAGAAGGCGGTCGACAAAGCCGAGGGCGCGCAGCAGCTCCGCAACGAGGCGCAGAACGAATTCCGCAAGTCGCTCTCCGATCTCTCCGGCTTGATGTGGACGATCAAGGAGGGAACCGCCGCGGTCGACTCGCTGCGCCGCGAGCTCGGCGTCGCATTGCAGGCGCTGGGGACGCGCGTCGGCACGCTCGAGGCCGGCTATGCCAACATTCAGGGCCGCATATGGGCCGTGAGCGCGCTGTTCGCCATCGTGGCGCTGGCCCTCAATTTCGGCGCCAAGTTCATCGGCCAGTGACATGCACTTCCGCCGGCCGCAGCGCAGCCATACCTGCATCAGCGTCGTCCACAACAACGGGATCAGGCGCGTGATGCTCTCCGGGGAGGGGCGCTCGCATCCCGAATACACCTATCTCAATTGGGAATTTGAACAGGGCGAGCAGGTCGAGGAGGGCCTGCCCTACCGCGTCGTCATCTTGCCGGATCCACGCAGCACGGGGAACATCATGAAGAAGATCGTTGTCGCGATTGCCATTCTGCTGGTCAGCACCGTCGCGCAGGCGCGGGACATGCGGCCGCGCGCCTGGTGCGGCTGGTATGCCCGCCATCTCGTGCGGCACGACCCAGGCCCGGCCTACAATCTCGCCCGCAACTGGGCGCGCTGGGGCAGGGCCGCGCATCCGGCGCCCGGCGTCATGGTGGTGTGGCGCAACCACGTCGGGATGATCACCGGGCGCGACGCCAGCGGGAATTGGATCGTGCGCAGCGGCAACGACGGGCACCGGGTGCGCGAGCGGCCGCGGTCGATCGCGCGCGCGATTGCGTTTCGGGCCGGCTAGAGCTCGTCCCCATATTCGATGCTGTAGGTCGCCGGGCGGCCGGGCTCGCAGTGCAGCTTGATGCGCAGCAAGACGCGCCCGGTCATGTCCGGCCCCAGGACGAGAGACACATCGACCGACTTTCCAGTCTCGGCCGCCTGTCGCTCGATCTTCGCCCCCTCATCGACGATCAGCCGGAGCATGATGCTGGAAAATTCTTTCGACGTCCGCATATGCAGATCCGGCGGCTCGTCATCATCGTCGGGCATCGGTCGCGTCTCCCGATTTCGGCGCGCTCGTTAGGCATCAACGCCATTTAAAGACTAGCGGATCGCGGCTGATCTGATGATCGGGCGGCTCGACCCCCATGTCCGTCAGCATTTGCATCATGTCATCGGTGTGCGGGCGCTGGAGGAAGGTGCGTCGGAACATCAGGTCAAGAAGACGCGGATAGAAAATCTGGCGCATGGTTTCCAGCGGACGGCGCATCGCGATTTCAAATGCGCGGCGCGCCATCTCCACCTGGATTGCAGTCGTCGGTGTCGCCATCGGTGCTATGCTCCAGCGTCAGCGCGCAGCAGCAGGATCGCCCGGCTCGTCGACTTGCCGGCGGTCTGCCCGTTTAAGGCTCTTTGCCATCATGACGGTCACCCGATTCGACCATTTGACCCGGCATTGATATTGGAGCACTTCGATCACGAAACCGCGCTCGGAGCCGTAAAGCACCGCGTCGCCAACTTTAAAAGGATTCATGTCGCTGACCTCTTGAGATTGCGACGTTGCCGGCGGGCTCTAAACATGACCCGGATCGGCCAAGGCAGGTCGACAATCTCGAATCTCCCGCCACGTTTCTGGTTGGTCTCAGCGAAGGCCTTGAACTGCATCTCGTGGACGAGGCCGCAATCGCAGCACTTCATGAGGTAGCCCTTCGGGATCGGCGCGACCCATTCACACCAGCCGCCGCGACCCTCCACCATTGTCTTGAATTTCTGTTGGCGTGCCGTGTTCATTTCAAGAGACCTAAAATCCAGCGCATCCACCCCGGCCGCCGATCGACGATTCTGAACGGCGGGACTTCGCTCAAGCCTTCATACCATTTCATTTTGCGATCCTATGGTCCGGGCTCAATCTCATGTGATAGCAGCGCGGTCACGTAGTAGACCCGATCTTCCGGCGTTCTGGTCGATTTGGTAAGGGCGGCATGCGCCTCGCTAATCTTTCCCTTCAACCTCTCAACCTCGGCCAGCATAAGCCGGATGTCACTGCCCACGAATGCCGTGTGCCAATCATCGCGTCGAGCCATTTTCCGCCAACTCTGAAACATCTGCTTGTCGATAGGCATGGCGAATTCCTTCCTATGATCATCTATAAGTAAGCGCCGCTATCGAGCGCATCGAGGATTTGCCAAATGCGGTTGAACTCGCCGCGCTCCATCAGCTTGTCTGCGCTCTCGCCATCGAGCAGGGGGTGGGGCGAGGAAATCCAGCGGCGCGCTTCCTCTTCGGTGTAGTAGACCGAGAGCGCCGCCATGATGCGCTCCGCCTCCTGACGATTGCTCAAGAATTGCCCAATGCTCATTGCCCTCTCGCCTCCCGCCACAACTGCCGCGACTCCCGCCAGAACTCACGCGCCCAATATGCTGTCCAAACTAAGCTTGCGCTCGCCAGGGCGAGCACGAATGCGCCCGCGGCGAAGGCGCAAAATAGGAATGCCGCATCGAATAGGTTCTGGCGCATCTATCGGTCCACGAATGGTTTATTATCGCCCGTCGCAGTATTTATCGCTGGCATGGTTGAAGCCAACGAGCCAGCCGGCGACGAAGCCGAAGATGAGGGCCAGCACCGTAATCAGGACGCTTTCCATCTAACCCTCCTTGCCGGGCGTTGACTGCTCATATACGAATTCAATAGCCGCCGCCTTGGCGCGTCTCGCAGCGGCATCATAGATAGAGCTCATACCGCTCAAGCCATGACCTCCGAGAAGTTTTGCCGCCTCTTCGAGTTCGACGGCGCACTGCGCAACCTCAACCCGCAGCCGCTCGATCTCGTCGGCGGCAGCGAGGAACCACTTATCGCCGGTGACCTCGTAGGTCTGCCTCATTCGTTTTGCGGCTTCGCTCATGAATTCCTCGCGATGGTCAGGTACGTGTGGACGCTTTGGCTCGTTGAGCTTCAAGCGCCAAGTCGTCGATTTCGTTCGCGATGCTTTCGATCGCATTGATGATAGCGAAATCCTGCGGGATCGTTCGCAGCGCCTTGTCTCTCGTCCGGCGCAATGCCAGTTCGACAATCTGTAGGGCGCGCTCTCCGGTCATTTGCCGTTCTCCGACTCACCGCCAGCGCCATTTAAGGCATCGTAGAGCGTCGGCACCCAATGAACGGCCGGATGCTTCGCCCATGACCCGAGCGGTCGGAGCGAGCGCGTTTCAAGCTCGATGTCGGGATCGAGCACTAGATAGACCGGAATGCCCGCCTGTAGAGCTATGCCGACCTCGACGAGCGCGCCTTTGAACGGGAAGTCATCAACCTCCGCAAAGAACACGAGCCGCGCAGCGCCGCTGACCTCACGCTGGATGCGCGTCCATAGTTCGCCAAAGTCGCCGGTCTCGCCCTCGCCGGCCTCGTCGATCCATGACGAGATGATGGGCGCGCCTTCTGCGCGGGCCGCCTTCCACATGCCGGCGTGCTTCACGCGCGATGCGACGTATATTCCGGTTCCCTGTGTCATCGTCACTGGCCTCACATCCAGGTTTCTGTTACGACCTTCAATTCCTTAGCAAGTGCTTTGGCGCGCTCGATGCCGGCGCGCATCTCTTCGGGTTCGAGCATCGGCCGAAGTCGATAGCGGGCCGCAAAGGCAAGGCGCACGTTCTGATCGTCCTCGGAATTGCCCATGACGAGCCAGAGCAGGCCATAGGCGGTCGCAACCTCGTTCCTGCTCAGCATGTCATTTGTCCTCGAATTTGATATCCTTGGACTGATTCAGTGCCTCGCCAAGGATCTGATGAAGTTCGTCGCCCGTGTCGACAATCGGCCGGCGAGACGGATGGAATGGCTCGCAGGAGCACATCGCGCCGCAGACGCAATAGCAGCCGTCGTCATCCCAAAATTCGCATTGGTCTTCCGGCTCATCGTCGTCGTCGGCGCAGCTCATGGCTATCGGTCCTCGAATGTGATGACATTGCGCGCTTTGCACGTTGCGCACGTAATGCTGCTGTTTGCGTTCGCGAGATAGGCAGAGTTTCCCTGTACGTCGCGCTCGCATAGTGTCCAGAGTACACGCACGCCGGGATGCAACTCGCCGCCTTCGCAGGCGTGAACAAAGCCCTGCTTGTCCTCCCAAAGGACTGGCCGATCCCGGATCGTTCGAAACGTGGTTGCGATCGTCATAGACTTTCCTCGCGTTCGTCGAATGTCGTTGCACTCTTAGGGCTGTGGCCCTTGGTTATTGGCGTTACCGAGTTCGTCGCAAAGCTCGGTCATAGTCATTTCGCCGGGAAGCTCCTGCGCTACGGCAAGCACGAGCGCTCTAACAAACCCGAAGGAGCGCCGCCGCTGGGGCTCCACTCTGCGGCAGAATCCGTCACCCACATCAGCGCCGGCCGTGCGGGCATTTTCGATGGCGTCTTTAACCTCTGGGCCCATGTTCAATGCCTCGCCATTCGTGAACGCTATACGCTCACGATTCCGCTTTTGCCGTCGTCCATCGCAGCTTTGAGCTTGCCGAAGATTTCCTCTCCGACTGCCAGCGCCCGCTGCGTCTCGGGATTGCCGGTGTCGCCCTTGCGCAGATTTTCCAGCAACGACTGCCAGCGCTCGGCCGGGTTCGTCACCGCTCCGAGGTCCTTCAACAGAGCGACTTGCTCCTTGAAGGCCTCCGGCACAGCGTAGTGAAAGTCCGCGTAGGTGCAGTCGAAGTCGTCGTCGCAGTCGGACTTGAAGCCGGGGATTTCACGTAGGTCGGAGTTCCATGGGCCGTCCTGATTTTCGTCGTTCGGCTCGTCGTAATACTCCCGGTTTCCGCCGCCCGTGCGGGTGTGAATAATGATCTCGGTGCCGTCCTCGCTGAGAAAGCAGTCACGATAGCGCGGCACATGGCTCTCTGTGGTCCCGAGCATCAGCAACAGGACGCGAGAGAAGGGGTTGACGCCAAACAGCGCGTTATAAAGGCTCATGGTCTTTCCTCTCGTTGGCTCGCCATTCGTGGACAGAATGTCAGGTCGCGTATTCGCGCGCGCGGTCGAGCGCAGCCCCGAAAGTCCAGGGTTCTTCAGCAGATATGTCCGCAAAACTCTCGGGCATCACAAGCCTTACGCCGCCGGTCCCGGAATGGCGGAAGCTCATCCCGCCAACCCAGATGCGGCGAAAGCCAAGGTCATAAAAATACTTGCCGAGCAAACAGCGCCCGTGGGAAAAATAGCAATACACGTCATCCTTCGGCTGCTGCTCCAACCACGATATTAAGGTGGCCAGCGCGAGCGGGTCCTTTTTCGCCTTGGCCTTCTGTTCCCATTTCGGATCGTAAAGCATTGGTTTTTCCTCTCGTTAACTTGCAGTCATTGCCACTTTGGATCAGCCCGGCCCCTTGACGCACTGGAACCCGTACTTCTTCGCCACGGCTCGCGCTGCGCCGATCAGAGTTCGGATTTCGGCCGGCCATGCATTAGTCGGATGCATTTCCGCGATTTCGGTGACTGGCTCGACCAAATCGTCGAGAACTTCATCGAGGTCGATTGCGGTAAACTCATTCATCTCCGTTCACCTTCTTCTTCAGCAACACGCGAGCAATCGCCGCCTCCGAGCCGCGGGAGTACCCCATTGTCGTGCTGAGGTTCTGATGGCCGGCGAACTTGCGGATGTCGTCGGGGTTCGCGCCTCGGGCGAAGGCCCCAGTGATCGCGCCCGCGCGCGTATCCATGTTCCAGACGTTCTTGGGCAGGCCCGCAGCGGTCGCGCGGCGGCGCCAGATGCGGCGAAACTTCCAGCCCTCGTAAGGGAAGCCCGTCTCGGGGTCGATGATCAGCGGGCCGCTGGGCGGCGCTGAGAACCATTCCTCCATGACGGCTGGGCAGTTCTTGAGGTCGAAGGCGAGCACCTGACCGCGCTTGCTGGTCTGGTGGGTCAGGATCATGTCGGCATCGATTTCCTCGCGCGTAATCCCGCGCACCCACTTTTCATGGCCCTTGATGATGGTGGACGGCTCGGGGTCGTCGAGCGGAACCCACTCGCCAATCACGTCCTTCTGCCGCAGGCAACAATCCTGCTGGATCGCCTGGGCGAGCGCGACGGCCAAGTAGTTTTCGATGATCAGATAGTCGCGCACGTCGTCGGCCTGGTCGGAGGTCAGGTGGACGGCTCGGCGGCGAGCGTTCTTGAACCGCAGCCCGGCGAGCAAGCCGCGCAGGCGTTGGCAGTCGGGATCTTCAAGGATCGTCGCGCCGAACCCGACGACGATCCGCAACATCGTCGCCAGGGCATGCGCCATCGACACCTTGTCGTCGGCGGACCAGACGGCGTATTGCTGCTTGATCTCGCGGGCCTTCAGGGTGCCGAGATCGCGGTCGCCCATGTCCGCCTTGAGACGGTTGCAGAGCCGGCAATAGCCGAGCTTCGTGACGTGCCGGTTCCCGTGGAACGGGCTGTCCACGTCGGTGAGATACATCGCAATGAGGTCTTCGAGGGTCATCGTTTTTTCCTGCGCCACAGGCGCACGGTGTCGAATCCCGCCGCCTTAAGGATTTTTGCGCTGGGTCCGCGTCGTCCCGTCAGGAAGTCCGACAGGTACGGGGCTGAGATACCGGCGCGTTTTGCCCATTGGGCTTGTGTAAGTCCCTCGTCGGACATTTGCTTCCTGACGAGAGCGGCTACTTCCTGGTCCGTAAAGTGCGTTTTCATGGGACATTATCATATTCGCTATTTGACGAATTGCAACCATGTCCAGATGCAAAGTGCTCATTTTCCCCGGTTCCTTTCTGTTCAATGACGGGATTTCCCGCAGATTTTATGCCGATAGGAAGTCAGTTCACCGATGCCCTTATGAATTCTGCCGCGACTTGAGGGACGATGGCGTTGCCGAAGGCGCTAAAGACAGCCATTCGGCCGGATAGCCCATTCGGCGGCACCATGACTCTGGCGTCACTTCGATCCCGTTGCAGCCGGGCCACTTCGCCATCGAGGCACACGCCTGATTGGCTGTTGCGGTCGGCGTAGCCCACAAAGTAAATCCGAGGGCGCGAATGGTCCTTTCCGACAGCGACAGCCGGAAGAACCGCCGCCCCGACTTCGTAACCCAATGGGTCCAAGTCATCGCAGACGCGATCGAGCCAAGCTCCTTTGTGGGCAACCTGCTCGCCAAAGATCCCTCGAGGGCGGTTTGCAGCGATGAGGGGGAGCCACGCGGGCCACATGTCGGTTGCGACGTTTCGGCCTCGAGCCGAGCTCGAGAGAGCCTGACAGGGACACGAACCTGTCCAAATAGGTCGGTCGTCAGGCCAGCCGGCGAGCCGCAAGGCGAGAGACCATCCCCCGATGCCGGCGAAGAAATGGCATTGCGTATAGCCAGCGAGATCGGCTGGGCGCACGTCAACGATGCTCCGCTCGTCAACGTCGCCTTGGGCGATGTGTCCGGCGTCGATGAGGTTGCGGAGCCATTGGGCGGCATAAGGGTCTATCTCGTTATAGTAGGCGGTCATTTTCCTACTGACGGGTTCACAGCGCGCGGAATTTCGACCAAGCCAAGCTTCGCAATCCGCCAGCCGCCGGTGCGCAGCGCCTTCCATGCTCGGTCAGGGTCGTGGTTAGGAAATGTCTTTTCCACGATGAAGCGGCGCGCAAGATTGGCCTGCCCATGCAAGACGCCACGAAACGGCCACGTGGAGTCGTCCTGGACCGCAGCAAAGCCATACTCGGAAATGTCGGCCATCCTGGTCCGTTTCTGTAATTCCTCGACGCGCTCTTTCAGCTCGGGCATCTGCTCGCGCATGAAGCGTTTGTATTTCTGTCTCTGCGCGCGCGGCGCGTCGCCTCTACGTTTCGATTTGGCTGACATGCTCATCCTCCCGGTGACTGGCCATTCGTGAACTTTATCCGCCGAAGAAGGCCCGCAGGCCGCCAAAAAATGCCGCGAATATAAGCAGGCTCAGCGCGCCCGCAGTAAGGTAAGCCAGAAGATCGGCCGTCCGGTCCTTCATCATCTCAGCTCCTTGCATCATTGTGTGGCAAACGTCCTTCTTGGCGCGCCGCTTCGAGCATTCGCTTGGCTTCGTCGTGGCAATTAAGCATTTCGAGATAGTGAGCCAGCCGAAGAGGGTGATCGTTGGTGCCATCGTCGATCAGACTTTCCTCTGCGAAGTAGCAATCGATGCAGAGATCGATGGCAAAACCGCCGGGAAAATAAAGACCTGACGTGCCGATTTCCGTAGCGGTTCTTAGGGATCGACCGCAGTTCGCACACAAGTCAGGCATCATCGTCCTCCCGATAGTTGTATGCTTCCGGCTTGCAAGTCTCCCAGCCGCCGTCGTGATGGTCGGTCGAGCAGTTTTCGCACCATGCGCGGTTACCCCAACATTTTGGGCATTGGTGCAGGTTCATGCGGTTGCCCGGACCGAGCGCCGCAATATCGGCGTCACCGCGCAGGAAGTTCTGGCAGGGCTGGTCGCCTATCGTGAACCGCTCTTGTGGCTTCTCTGCTTTAGTCATCTGTCGAGACCTTTTGCGGACTCGCAGTTATTTTCAACGCCGCGATCTGTTCGCGGAGATGCTGAATTTCCGACGCCGCCCACCATGTGCCCTTAGTGGCAATCTCCGTTCGGATCGCTTCGTGGGTCCTCATGTCCCGCTCCGCAATGCGGTCAAGAACGGTTCTGCGCACCGACGCCTGAGGGGTTGCGTCGAATACTTCAAAGGCTCGATAGTGCGGGTTTGATGGAGGTGTAGCTGTCATTCTGGTCTCCTATGTGCTTGCTGACACGCCCTTAGTGGCCTTCTTTTCGAGTCCCTGGAGATAGACGCGCATGTGCTTTGTGTAGGCACGCGCGATCTCGGGGATACTTTCGTCCGAAATGCGTTCGTCAAGCATGTGATCGAGCGCTTCGCGCGTCGTCGCCAAGATGGTTGAGACGATGAAGTGCGCCAACTCCGTCCGCTGTTCTGTCATTTCAGGCCTCTAAGGCGGGCTTCCCGTTCGGTCGAAATTACCGATGGGTGCTTATTGCCGAGCGCCGCGCACGCGATGCCAACTGCCTGGAACGCTTGCTTGTCGGTCAACAGATGGCCGTCCGCTTCGTCCAAAAGGGCGATCCGCTCCAGCGCGTCCCGAAATTGCACCTTCTCGACATCCACGGCCTTGGCTGGCGTAGCAACGACCGAGGCCCCTGCGCCGACTATGAGTTTTCTTCGAGTCATCGGCTCGCGCTTTCCAATATCCGCGCCCGCGCCGCCGCTTCGCCATAGGTCGGGGCATCGAGGATGAATTCGATCTCGGATGGGATATCGGTCTGCCCGCCGTCATAGGTGACGAGATTCGGGACGGCTTCGACGTTGGTGTGGCCGAGCTGCTTGAACAGACGCGCGATCGGGCAGTCCTCGGGATCGGTGTACTTGGTCGGCTCGGAGGCGACCTGGGCTTCCAGCCAGGCGGTGAGGGAGGCGGGGGCGATCGGGTCGCGGGTCTGGTCGAGCATGTCAGTCTCCTTTGGGGGTGATGGTGAGGGTGCAGCGCCGGCCGACGTGAAACGTGCGCTCGGTGCTTCGCGTCGTGGGGATGATGACCGTCTGCCGCGCAAGGGGTCGCCAGTCGGCCGATTTCGGCGGCTTGCCTTGCAGCGTCACGCTCAATGAATCTCCGTGCGTCTCGACGCCGATCACCTCGCAATTGATTTTCATGCCTATCCCCTTGGGTTTTCTGATGTACTAGCTGTGCACGCTTGCAAACATGCCGGCGTCGCCTTTGATCCGGCGCTCGGCTATCGCGGCATATTCGGGGTTAAGTTCGATCAGGATGGCGTTGCGGCCGAGACGGTCAGCGACCATGCCAGTCGTGCCGGCGCCGCCGAAAGGATCAAGGACCGTGCCACCGGCGGGACAGCCGGCGAGGATGCAGGGCTCGATCAATGCGGGCGGGAACGTCGCAAAGTGCGCTTGGGGGAATGGATTAGTTGCGATCTCCCACACTGAACGCTTATTGCGGCCGCCCGCCACTTCGACTTCTTGGTATTCGGCTGACGTTCTACCGTCGCGATGGATGGTGCCGTGGGCGCCGGGCCCGCGATCCCACCCACCAGGCACCTTGATCTTGCGCGGCGCGGTGTAGTCGAGACGTGCCAGCGTGCGCGGGCGCGATCCCGGAGGCCTCGCGCGCTGGTCTTCCTCCCGGCCATCGCGTCCGTTTTCCCTTCCGGTGTCGCTGGCGGGTTCGCGGATCGCAACGGAATCGTAATAGTACCGCTCGCTCTTGCTTATGAGAAACAGGTACTCATGCGCCTTGGTGCAGCGGTCGCGGACGCTCTCCGGCATCGGGTTGGGCTTCGCCCAGATGATGTCCTGACGCAGATACCAGCCATCGGCCCGCATGGCGAAAGCGACCATCCAGGGCACGCCGATCAGGTCTTTAGCCTTCAGGCCGGTGTGACGCTTGGTGCGGCCGATAGGAGAGTCGTGGAGCGCCTTGACGTGCTTGCCGCCCGTCTGGCCGCCCCACTTGCCATCGTTTGCGTAGGAGTCGCCCAAGTTGATCCAGCAGGTGCCGTCGGCACGAAGCACGCGGCGGACTTCACGGAAGACGGCCACGAGCTCGTCGACAAACTCACCCGGCGACGGCTCGAGCCCGATCTGCCCGGCCACGCCATAGTCGCGTAGCCCGAAGTAGGGGGGCGAACTGACCACGCAATGCACGCTCTCGTCCGGCAGGGACCGGAGCACCTCGCGGCAGTCACCCTTGAGGATGCGGACGGTCATCGGTGCAATCGTCCCCTCTGTGTGCACGGATTGCGCCCGCAGCCGCGGTACCACTGCTCGCGGAACGGAGGATCGTTCCGGTGACGCCAGCAGTAGGCGAACAGGGCGAGCGCACCGAGGATTGCGGAGGTGAAGGGGTTAGCCTCGCACATAGGCTTCTCTTTTCTCCGAGGAACGTCGCCCAATGATTTCAATGGGGGCCGGGGCATACGACCTACTGCCAACGTGCAAATAAGACATTGATTTCACTCGCCTGACGTTCCCGGCGTTCCCCGGCGTTCCTCGCAACCGTTCTCCCTTTGCTCTCAAAGGCGGTTGGCGAGACGAAAGACTACCTTCCAGCATGAAAGGTGATGGTCCTGCATCCAGTAGGCGATATGGCGGATGCGCCATGCGAGAGCCACGCGATACCAGCGCCATCTGCTGTTTGGAAATCCAGGATCACGTCCGACAGGCTCGCTCATTTCTTTCTGCTCCCCACGCGCAGCCGCGCCACCGTGCTCGCCTGCTCGATTTTTTCCCGCATATATTTTCGGCTGGTTGACGGCTGCGTATGCCCGGCCAGACCCATGGCGCCTTCGGTGGTGCCGCCCGCCTCGTAGGTCTCTGTGATGGCGCCGGCGCGCGCGTCCATGCACCACACGTCATCTGGGATCCCGGCGGCGCGCGCGATCGGGCGGAACGTGGCGCGGTATTGCTCGCGCGTGTAGGGCAGGCCGGTGCGCTCGTTGATGACCATGGGCCCGACCCGGCGCTCGGCCGGGATGCGCTCGAGCTCGGCGGCGAGGTCGGGGTAGTCGGCGATGCGCAGCACCACGGCGGCGCCGCTGGTGAACCGGGTCTTGCTCAGGGTGCGGCGTAGCGCGCCCGCCTCGTCGAGGTCCGTCCACACCAGGCCATCCTGCCAGCGGCTCGCGCCGTCCTCGCGAACATATTCGCCGATGACGTCGCGCGCGCGGAAGCAGCCGTCGTATTGCAGAGTGAGGCCGAGCGCCATGGAGGGCCGGCCGGCAGCGTGGGCGGCGGCCCGGAAGGCGCAGAGTTGCTCATAGGTAAGTTGCGCGGTGCGCGGCGGCCCGTTCTCGAAGCGGGTGGCGGTGAGCTGGGTACGCAAGGTAGCGCAGGCCCCGTACCCGCGGCCGAGCGAGGCGCCATAGGACAGCACCGCCTTGAGGATCGAGACCGTGAGGTAGGCATAGCTCTTGGATGTCTCGGCGACGATGTTCTTGTACCAGCGCCGGACGTCGGCGCCGCTGGTCTCGTCGACATAGACCTGGCCGACGCGCCGGCAGAGCAGCCGCAGGTGCTTGCTGTAGCCCAGCCGGGTGATCTGGCGCTTCTCGTGATAGGGCGAGTCCGGGTCGGTCTCGTACTGCGCGACCAGCGAGGCAAGCGTGCCGTCCCATATGCCGCCCGGGCGCCCAGCCGCGCCGGTCCAGCGGTGCATCTCGGCCTGCAGGATGTGGCAGCGCGCCGCGATCAGCCCCTCGTGGCCGGCGTCGGACGGGTCGAAGTGAATGCGAACGACGGCGGGCCGGTAGCCCTGCTTCACGTAGGGCTTCGCGGCGAACCAATAGGCCGCACGTTGTCCGCCCTTGCGGGTGCGCCACTTGAGGCCTGGGGCTTTGATGTCGATGTCGGCCATTGCTCACTCCCTGCGCGCCGGAGCGGCGCGGCGGCGATGATACCCACGCGATTCCACACGTCGAGCCACGCCTTGACGGCGGGCCAATAGCGGCGGCCAAATAGCGGATCGACCTTGGGCATTTGCTCCCGCTCGAGCACGACGGCGAGCCCCTTCCATTCGCCCAGATGATCGCCGTCGCCGAATACTTCGCGAGCGATTCGGACCTCGGTCGGATAGAGCGGCATGTCAGGCATCGACCGCCTCGTTCATCAGCCCGCGCAGCTCCTCGGCGATGACCTGGAGCTGATCGCGCTGAACCTTCGTGATGCGCTTGTAGAACGCCTTGAACACGTCCTCGCCGCGCCGGGCGGCTTCGCGCGCCTCATCCTCGAGCGAAAGGACCTGGGCCGCCCCTGCCGCGGGCCTTGGGGAGGTGTCGTGGGCAGGAGCGGCCTGGTCCGCCGCGCGTTCGCCTGGGTTGGGCGCGGTAGCTTGTTCTTCAATGACCTCGCCGGTGCCGGCGTCGTGTGCTGGCAGCATCGCGTTGGGCTTTGCCACCGGGCGCTTGGCGGGCGCCTCCGGCGCGGCCGCCTGATCCATCTCGTCGTTCGTGTAGAGGCCAGAGAGTTCCTGCGGGAACGCCTTGCGCAAGGCGAGCGCCTCGGCGCATTTGGCGATCATGACGTCCGACATGAGATCCCACATGCGGGTCAACCCGCCTTCCTTCTTGCGCTGGGCGTAGGAGTTGAAGCGCGCAACACCCCAGCACGGCTCCTTGAAGTCGGTGCGCAGGACGCCGACGCGCGCCGCAACAGGCGGCTCGGCCGCGACCCAGACGTCGAACCACTCGCCGTCCTTGCCGCACCAGAACGGGCCGACCTGCCCGGCATATTTGCCCGTGCGCTCGGCGATGAGCCGGAAGCCGTCGATCGACGTCTGGATCCCCATGACCTCGCGGCGCTGCTGCCCGTCCCAACGCTTGATCGCGTAGATTTGGCGCGCGAGCGGGTCGAGGCCGGTGCGCTCGGCCTGATACATGAACAGCTTGAGCTCGTCGTCGGTCGACCCCTTGCAGATCGTTCGCTTGATGAGATCGACCTGATCGGGGCTGAACACGCGCACGTTGGACTGCGGCTTGACGGTTTCTAATGCTCTCATTGGGATTGCCTCAGGGATAGGCGACCGGCGCGGTCGCGGGTGATTTGAACGTTGTGGCCGTGGCACTTCTTCGCGTCCTCGGGGACGAGCGATTTCAGGACCTTTTCGGCGTCTTTGCATTTTTCTGCGGCCGGACGGTTCTCCAGCCAATCAACTGCCGAGCTGGCCCAGGCGTTGTTGCTCGCCATGTCGTAGACCTTGCTGGCGTCGACCGGCGCAGCGACCGGGGCCAGGGCGACAGGTGGCCGCTTTGCCTTCACGCAATCCATAAACTGCGCGCCGCGCCGCACCAGCTCGGCCGCGTATTCCTCGTCGCGGGCGATGTACTCAACCACCGGAGCGCTGGCACCCACGATGACGGAGAGAGCGCATTGCGTGGCGCCCGTGCATTCCATCTGCCACTGCATTTGTGGCTGATAGCGATCGATGATGACCTCGAGCGGCTCGCGGCCCCCGACGTGCTTCGTTTCAACCGGGCAATCGAGCACAGTGTCCCAGCCGTCGAGCGTGGCGGCCGCCCAGTCCAGCTTCGGATGCGACATGACCTTGCCTCGCCGAATGACGAGGCTGCCGTTCATCTCGTACCAATCAAGATTTAGCTGCTCGGTGACCTCGCCGAGCCGAACCGGCCAGACGTGCCGCAAATCGTCCGGGACTTCCTCACCGAGAAATTCCCGATACAGCCGCATGATTGCTTCGGCGTCGCCAGTCATCAGACAGGCGACACGGGAGGCCGTCAGCTTGCCCTTACGGGCAGCAATTTGCGCGGTGCTAAGCATGCGCCGCCACCCACGCCATGACGAAAACCAGGATGCCGGCGAGCGTGACCAGCATCGGCCCGTGTCGCTCGACAATATCGGCGTCGCCTGGGAGTGCGCGATCGTGTCTCATGTGGCTTCCCCGATTTCGTTAATGATCGCGTCGACATCCGCCCAAACGGCCGAATCCTTGACGCACATCCGCTCGATCCGCTTCACGCCGTGCAGCACCGAGGTGTGGTCGCGGTTAAAGACGCGCGCGGTGTGCATGAACGACAGGCCCGCGAACTTGACGCATATGAACATCGCGACGTGGCGCGGGTTGACGTAGATTTTCCGCCGGCTCCCGCCGCGGATTTCGGCGCGCGTGAGGCCGTAATGGAAGGCGACGACGTCGCTTATTTTCCGGCCCGTGGGCTTCCATGGCTTGGTCTCTGGCGCCTGGGTTTCCAGTTGAGGCTCGGGCTCAGGCGCGAGGGGAGGGGGCGGCTCGACGACGACGGGCGGTGGCGGTTCTGGCCGGTGCAGCGCCGCAAGCCGCGCCCGCACCTCCTTGCGATTGCTGAAAACCTCGGCTGCGGTGTGCAGCTCGCGCGCGCGGTACGCCGTCAGATGACAACCCATGGACACTCCTTACGCTGCTGCTTTGAGGACCGTGCCGACCCCGTGATAGGTCTCGATGGTGTCGCGGATGTCGGTGCGCGGCTCCTCGCCGATGGGAAGCGCCGCATGCAACGCGAGCGCAAAATCCCGGGACACGTCGCGCGACCAGCCCTCGCGCTCGTTGAACTCGACGACCCAGCGCACGTCGCTGATGCGGCCCTCGATGATTTCCGTGATCAGTTCCTCGCGCGTGAAGGTGCCGACCAGCTTGCGGTCGTTGTATTCGTCGCGGCAGAACACGACCCAGTGCGATTGATCGGGGATCATGACGCGGCCCTCGCATAGAGCGCGCGCACCACGGTCTCGGCCTCCTGGCCGGTCTCGATGCGGGCCGCCATCCTGACGACGCGCAGCTTGGATGCCAGCGCGCGCTCGAATATGCCGTTGAGCACGGCGATCTTGTCGCCGCGCATGACGGCGTGCTGCTGGAGAAGATCGGATGCGATGATGTCGGCCCAGTCGGTCATGCCGCGCTCCCGACGTTGAGCGGCGACGGGTTGCTGACGAGAGGGCTGGAAAGATATTCAGGCAGGCCCCAGCACGATTTCAGCGGGCCTAGGCCCCAATTTGCGCCCGGCGTCGGATGCCAGTGACCACGCCACTTCGCGAGCGTGCCGGCGCGCACCAGCTTGTCGAGCGCGCGCTGCGTTTCTTTGTCGACCTGGCCGATGTTGACGATGACCTCGCCGGCCAGCGCCTCGTCGATGATGTCCTGCTTGGGTCGGGGCATGGCGTGTCCTCCAAATCAGGAGAACACCTTAGTTGGCAGATTGCCAACCTGTCAAGCGCTAAAGTTGGCAGATTGCCAAAAAAAGTTGGCAGCCGTCATGCCGCTTGACGGATCTGAATGATTTTATCGTAGAGATCGGTGGATAAATGGGCCTTGTCGCCGCAAAACAGCCAGTCAAGGGAAATGCCGAACTCTTCCTTGATCCTGATGCCGGCGCTTAGCGGCAGCGCTCGCTCGCCTTGCTCAAATTTGGTGTAGTCGCCCTTATCGACGCCGATGCGATTAGCAAAGGCTGTCTTCTTGCCCCTGCCATATCCTAGCGCCAAGCGTGTCCGGCGCAGGCGTTCCGCGACGGTATTTGTCTCGCGACCCATGAGCGAGATTGGAACACACACAGGGTCGGCCGTCAGTTTGCAATTCGCCAACTCTTGACAGTTGGCAGGTTGCCAACTAATGTCACTGGCTATGACACCGGACACGGTCTTAGACGATTTGGGGGGCAACGGGGTCATCGCCGCCGAACTCGGCGTGCATGACTCGACCGTTAGTACGTGGCGGCGGCGCGGCATCCCGCCGGGGCGCTGGGCCGCGATTGTTGACTTGGCGGACAGGCGAGGGTGCCCCGAGATCACATTTGAGGCGCTCGCAGCCCTCCCAACACCTGTCGAGAGTGAACCGGCAGAGGCGCGCGTATGACGGCGCCACCGCTCGAACGGAATTACGGACATGAGGTGCTCCCCAGCACGCGGGCTCACACCCGATCGTCGCACGTCCAGGTAGCATCCGGCGAATCACAAAAATATGACCGAAACCTGACACTGCATCGCCTGCCCGGCATGAGCCGGCCGTTTTATTCCGCTGCATCAACAGGCATCCGAAAGTTTTTACGGCACGGTTACGCGCATCGGGCTGATGCGCGGGGCGCGTGTTTGCGTTGCGTGAGGGGCATGACATGCGAGCATCTGAGGGGCATTTCGAAAATTCTCCAAATGGCGGCGGCGGCAAATCTGCCGTCGATCACGACCCGACGGACTTATCAACCGTCGCACCCACGACCGACGGCAAATCTGCCGTTGATGACGGCGACTGGTTCCACAAAATGGCCCAGGCCTTGCACCCGGAGAAGCCGGGCACGGTTTTCTGGGCCACGACCGGCGTCGATGAGCGCCTCTGCCAGCGATACGCGGCGGGGCACACACGGCCGCCGGCCTACTTCCTGCGCTCGCTTCTGCGCAGCGAAGGCGGTTGGACCTATCTCGCATTCCTCATGGACGGATCGAAGGCAATCTGGTGGCGCGATCTTCAGCGCGCTCGCCGGATCGCGGTCGTGCTGAACGACATCTCGTAGTCCTCGAGGTCAGTTTGTCGCGTCTGCGTGCCGCTGTGTTTCCAGCCACGGAGTCGCTATGCCCGCATCGCAGCCAAGTTTTATCGATCCGCCTTTCCTGGCGCCGATCGAGACGACGCTTAACCTGCCGCGGCCGCCATCGGTCAACCGCACCCGCAAGGTCGACTGGAAATTCGCGAAAGTGCACAAGGCCTGGATCCTCCAGGCCGACATGCAGGTCATGGTCGAGGGCGGGCTGCGACGTCTGGCCAAGATGCCCGGCAAGTTCGAGGCCACGCTGATCCTCGACGAGGGTTCCTGCAATCTCGACCTCGACAACGCCTGCAAGGCAGTCATCGACTACGCCCGCCGGCTCGAGCTCATCATCGACGACGACAAGCGCCACATGCGGCGCCTCACGATCGAATGGGGCAAGGCGGAGCACGGCTGCCGGCTGATCCTGCGATCGGTGGCCGCGTGATCGATCCCGCAATCATCGACGCCATGGTGGCGGCCGGCGCAAGCGCGGAGGTGATCGCGGCCGCCATGCGCGCCGATCACGCGATCGACGCCGCCAAGGCCCTCGCCAAGCGCGAGCGGAACCGTGACCGCATGCGCGTTGTGCGTGATCGTGCGCGAACCGACGCGCACAGCGACGCACAAACGCGCACGTGCGCGCACCCCTCGCCCCCTTCTCCCGCCCCTTCCTCCCTTCCCCCTAGTATAACCCCTATCCCTCCATCCCCACCCTCATCCCCCACACCCGCCTCGCTTCGCTCGGCCCCGCAGGCCAAAGCGAAGCGGATTCCAGTCGATTGGAAACCAAGCACAGCCGAGATCGACTTCGCCCGAATGCGGGGCCTGACAGCGCGCGACATCGACGTCGAGGCGGAGAAATTTCGGAACTACTGGACCGCTAAGGGCGGGCGCGAGGCCGCAAAGCTCGACTGGGCCGCCACCTGGCGGAACTGGGTTTTGAACGCCGTCGATCGCCGCCCCGGCGCCGTCGGATTCAGCACCGCGCCACCGCGTCCTGGTTCCAAGGAAGACAACCGCGAGAAGACCCATGCCGCAATCCAAGAACTCCGTGGCTACATTGACGCTCAAGCCGATGACGCGCGAGGAAGCGGCGATCCTGGTCGACCGAATGCTGGGCTCCTATCCTTCGCTAAGCCTGCACGATCCTAAGAGCTATATCGCGGCGATCTGCTCGATGCTGTGCAGCTATCCGCTGTGGGCCGGCGAGCGCGCGATCGGCGAGGCGGTGGTCGAGAGCAAATTCGCCCCGCCGACGCCCGGGATCCTGAAACCCCTGCTCGATGGCCAGGTCTCGACCGCGCGCTATGTGAACCACTGGGAAAAGGTCGCCGGCGATACGGTCAAGCAGCTCGATGCGCCGCGCGCGCCGCGCGAATCCATGGACGAGTTGCGCGCTCGCCACGGCCCGAATTGGGGCATAGCCACCGGCCGCAAGCCTGTGCCGACGGTCGAGCAGGCGCGCGCCGAGCTCATCGCGAACATCGGCCAGGCCGCATTCGACGCGCTCCCCGATGCCGGCCACGACACCGAGACGTGGCAGAAGCTGAAGCACAAACCGGAGGCCGCATGAAGCTCGCACTCTCAGAGATCACGGCCGACCAGCGGGCGCAGCCGCGCGCCACGATGGACGTCGATGTGGTCGGCGAATACGGCGAGGACATGAAGCGCGGCGATCGATTCCCGCCGGTGGTGGTGTTCTTCGACGGCGCCAAGCACTGGCTCGCCGACGGATTCCATCGCTATTACGGCGCGGTCGCGGCCGAGCGCGACAAGCTCGAGTGTGATATTCGCCAAGGCGGGTTGCGCGAGGCGATCTTGTTTTCGTGCGGGGCCAACGGCGCGCATGGCGCGAGGCGCACCAATGACGACAAGCGGCGCGCCGTCTCGCGCCTGCTGCAGGACGATGAATGGGGTAAGTGGTCGGATGAGGAGATTGCGCGTCGCGCCGCGGTATCTGACACATTCGTCGGAAAAATTCGCAAGGAGATCAGGCGATTAGAGGATACCTCCAACGTTGGAGGTATGGAACGCACGTTCACGCACCCTAAAACCGGACAGCCGAGCACGATGACGTTTGCGCCTCGGTCGCCGCAGGAAGGCGCGCTCATCGCCAAGTCGCTGCACGAGATCGAGCGCCACTTCGACATGATGCCGGATCCCAAACAGGCTGTTGCTGACTTTCCCGAAGATCAAAGGTATTTCTTCCCACCATCGAAGATCGACGAGATGGTCACATGGCTCACAGCCTTCGCCGCAGCCTGGCGCACGTCATTCGCAAAGCCCGAGGCAGCGGAATGATCGCCGAGGCGCGCACATATCAGCAGCTCTGGGCCGTGCTGCGAACGCGCGCCGACGAGCTCGGAATCACCCGCGAGAACCTTGATGCGGAAGGCGGATTGCCGGCCGGCTACAGCGGCACATTGCTGGCGCCCGCGCAGGTCAAGAAGATGGGATTGTCGTCGCTCGGGCCGCTCCTCGGCATACTCCGGCTCAAGCTGATTGTTGCGGAAGACGAGCAACGGCCAAAACCTGTCAAGCCCTCGGCAACGCACCCGACCTCTCATCGAAAACACGCTAAACCCGCACGCAATCAACGTTGATCGCAAACCTCGCCGCGAGCAACCGCGCCCCAAGTCAAAAACGTGATGTACGCTCCCCGCATTCCACAGTGAGCGCGACCAGCGCGAACGAGGACCGCGCCGAAGCGCCAGCGCAAGGCGCTCCCCCAACCGAGGACAGGCCCGATGATCAAATTCAGCATCGCCATACCCGATTGGATCGCGCGCATGCTCCCGCGCAAGCTGCTCGATGACCTCGACCGACGCAGCCTCATCACCGGAAGCGCAAGCACCAGCTTCGCCAAGGGCGCAATCACGCTGAAGGCAGACAGGTCGCACGAATAGCTCGTCATGGCGATGCGTGTGATAACCCGCGCGTGCGGCGCAGCAATTTGATGTTCGCCATGGGTATTGGCAACGGCATGCAGCAATATCAACTGGTTGGGCGCGCTGGTGTGGGTATGTGGCATAGACGCAGCTCGGCCTGGCCTGGGTGTGCTCGTGGCCTAGGCCATTGATCGGGCTCACAAAAGACCGGGGGGGGGTGGGGGTGGGGGGAAAACAGCCGGCGCGCGCGATATTGCGCCTGTCCTAACTCTTTCGCGGACCTCATGAAAACACTGTTGCCGATATGTCACTCCGGGTGCGTTGCCGCCACATAACGAGTTACCAATGATGGTCGCATGGTTGAACCGCGGCCGCCGATGAATTTCCCCGAGGGTTGGGCTGGATTTGGGCCGAAGATGCTGGCGCTGCGCGAACGCGAGCGGCGGTTCGTTTGGGCGTTTCTCGTCAACGCGATGACGGACGGGCAGGAGAACGGCGCGCAGGCGGCGCGGGATGCGGGCTATTCGGACGTCAAGGAAGGCGCCAAGGTCAGGGCGCATAGCCTGCTGCACCGCGACGACGTGCTTGACGCGATGAACGAGGTGGCGGCGCGTGAGTTGCGGGGGCTGGCGCTGCCGGCGGTGGTGGCGTTGTCGAAGCTGCTGGCGAAGCCTGACCACGAGGACCACCGCAAGGCGATCGAGATGGTGCTCAACCGGGTCGGGCACGCGGAGCGCACCTCTGTCGATGTGAACGTCTCGGGCTCGGTGCAGGTCAACCATACGGACGAGGCGGTGGCGCAACTCGACACGCTGCTCAAACTCGGGGTTCCGCGCGAGCGGCTGGTGGAGACCTTCGGGTTCTCGGGGCTGGCGCGCTACGAGAAGATGCTGGTGGAACGGGATCGGCGCGCGTTGCCGGGGCCGGTGATCGACGGCGAGGTTGTTTCACGGGAAACAGCCGGTGGTTGACGAGATCGACGAGGGGCCGGACCCGAACGACCTGCGGCGGCACGCCAAGCGGATGTTCACCGAGCTCCAATATCGGCAGAAATACCGGCGCATCGATTTCTACCGGCCGAACTTCAAGCAGGAGGAATTCCACAACCTGCGATGCGTCGAGAAGATGATCCGGGCAGGCAACCAGCTTGGCAAAACGCAATGCGCCGCGGCTCAGATGACGATGGACGCGCTGTCGCTCTACCCCGATTGGTACAAGGGCAAGCAGTTCATCGAGCGGCCCAAGATCGAACGGCCGCACGATTTTGTCGGCTGGTACGGCTGCACGACCTCGGAGAAGACGAGGGACGGCGCGCAGGTCAAGCTGCTCGGCGATATCCGGCAAGAGGGCGGGCTGGGCACCGGCTTGATCCCGCTCGACAACCTCGTCGGCCGGCCGACCATGGCGCGCGGCATCTCGGACCTCGTCGACACGATCCTGCTGCGGCGCGAGAGCGGCGGGTCCGCGATCCTGCAGGGGAAGACCTACGCGGCCGGCCGCGAGGCATGGCAGGGGGTCGCCGTCGATGTGGTGTGGGGCGACGAGGATCCCGGCGATTTCGAGATTTACGGAGAATGCCAGGCGCGCCTGACGACGACGCGCGGGTCGATCATCTGGTCGATGTCGCCCATGCTGGGCCTCACACCGGTTCGGCGCCATTTCAAGAACAAGACGCCCGGCACCGGCGAGGTGCTGATGACGATCTGGGATGCAGCAGTATCGAAGCGCGGCCACATCCCGGACGAGGATATCCCCGGCATCATCGCGCGCTATGGCAGCAAAGCGGCGACCCGCGCCTTCGGCGGCGACATGCAGGGGCAGGGCGCGGTGTTCGAGACGCCAGCCGAGCATATCAAGCACACGCTCGACCCCGCCAATGTGCCGATCTACTGGCCATGGCTGTGGGCGCTCGACTTTCGGCATTCGGGGCAGGAATCCGGCGGACATCCCTTCGCCGCGGTGCTGCTGACCTGGGAGCGCGACAGCGACGTCGTTTACGTCATGGACGCTTTCCGCATGTACGGCATGGCGGCAAACCACGTCGCCCGCATCAAGGAGAGCCCGATGCGACTCGCGCCGGCGGCATGGCCGCATGACGGCGGGGTGGGGGCCGGGGTGCAGACCAACGACACGATCGCGCAAATCTACAAGAAGCTGGGCCTCAACATGCTGCCGACGCACGCGACTTTTCCGAACGGCGGATACAACACCGAGGCCGGCGTCACCCTGATGGAGGAGCGGCTGGCCGCCAAGAAGCTGCTTGTCGCAGGGCACCTGTTCGCGTGGTTTGACGAATATGCGGGCTACCACCGGCTCGACGGCAAGCTCGTCAAGGTCGACGACGACCTGATGAGCGCAACCCGGATCGGCATCATGGACCTGCGGCGCGCCAAGACGGTCGAGCGTTTTAGCGTGATCCGGTCATCCGGCGACCCGGCCCCGATCGCGGCCGGCGTCGATTTCGACCTGTTCACCGGCGCATAGCCCGGGTGCGTTGCCGCTGACGCATACAGGTCGCACCTTGGGCATGCTGGCCCACTTGGGCTTTTCTCCTTGTCAACTTGGCCGGGGCTTCGGCCCTGGCCCTTTTCTGGAGCCATCCCCATGCCCGAGTCCACCGACACCCGTACCGACGCGCAGCGCGAGCGCGACGACGCCCATCGCGAGATTTTCGGCGACGATCCGCTGCTCGGCCCCGACGGCACGCCGATGGAGCGCGGCCACGGTTCCGCCTTCGCCCGCATGTCCGATGCCGACAAGGCGCATTTCCACGCCGTCAACGCGCGCGCTGCGGCCGACGAGGTGATGGGGCTGTCGAAGCAGCTCACCGCCGCGGTGGCCAAGCTCGCCGGGACCCTCAAGGACACGGTCGAGACCGCCCAGGCCTCCAAGGCCACGGCGCAGGTCGACCAGGCCAAGAACGAGCCGAAGACCGCCAGCGGCGTCGCGGCGCAGGAACGCGACCGCGCGCAGGCCGAAACGGAAGACAGAAAGCGCGATGCCACCGCCGACCGCTCCCCCCGGCGCACCCGGCGCGCACCCCCGCCCGACGCGAACCCCACGGGCCTCTGATGGCCACGCCCGGCATGGGGTCGGGCCTGACCGGCTCCGCCACCGCCGACCTCGGGCTCGGTCTCGGCGACATGCTCCAGCAGCAGGTCGCCGACGAGACCGAGGAGGAGCGCAAGAAGCGCATGGCGCAGCTCGCGCAGCGCAAGCAGATCGGCATGGGGGCGACGGCGGCGACCGCCATGCTGTTCGGCTCGACCGGCGGAGGCCCCGGTGGATACGGCGCATGAGGGCATCCGCGAGTCCAGGGACTTGCGTGACACCTGGCAGGGCAAGGTGCTGGAGCATGCGCAGGGCCGCATGATGCTGGCGGTCTGCTCGATGCTGGCGCATGCCTTCGACGAGGCGATGCCGATCCTGTTGCGCGTCGTCCGGCCATTGTGCTGGGACGAGGAGCGCCAGAGCCTCAAGGCCCCGTTCCTCTGCAGCATCGCCAAGATCGACCATGAGGGTCGGGTGGTGGCCGACGCCATCCTGTTCGAGGGCGCGGTCAAGCATCGCGACAAGGTCATGTTCGCGAGCTCGCGCGACTACGAATACGAGCTGCGCAAGCTCGCCGACATGACGCAACTCTCCGACGCCGATCGCCGGCAATTCTTCATCTGCGCCAGGAACTGGGTCGCGGCCGACCGGCGGCTCGATCCGGCGATGGACCCGCGGGACCCCGATGCCAAGCGCCTCCACTGAGCTCACGGTCGCCGGCGTCAACGTGCGGCCGACCCGCATGGCGCGGCAGATCTCCGACCGCGAGGCGCAGATCGTCGCCGGGCTGATGCGCGAGTTCTCGCAATCGACGGTCATGCGCAGCGCTACCGCGGCGCGCTGCGAGGAGATCGCCGAGCTGATCGACCCCAATTCCCGCAACACCTTCTTCTACGGCAATTTCAACTTCCCCGGCGGCAAGAAGACCCAGCAGCAGGTCGACGCCACCGGCGCGCTGGCGCTGCACAGGTTTTGCGCCATCGCGGAATCGCTGGTCACGCCGCGCAACACGCCCTGGCACGGGCTGGAAGCGGACGACTACGTGATGAAGGACCGCGCCACCCGGCTGTGGCTCGAGCAGACCACCGCCGACCTCTTTCGGCTGCGCTATGCGGCAACCGCCAATTTCGCGGCGCAGAACTATTCCAACTGGCGCTCGATCGGCGCCTACGGCAACGCCACCATCTACATCGACAAGTTCGACAACCGCTGGCACCGCGGCACCCGCGGCTTCCGCTACAAGGCGATCCCGTTCGGCGAGACCTTCTTCGGCGAGAACCACCAGGGCCAGGTCGACCGGATGTATCGCCTGTTCAAGCGCACCGCGTATCAGGCGGTGCAGCAATGGGGCCGCGACCGCCTGCCCGAGCAGCTCGTCACCGCGCTCGAGCAGAATTCCACCTGGCTCTACAGCTTCCTGCACGTCGTCAAGCCGCGCGACGACTACGATCCCGAGCGCCTCGACGTGCGCGCACTTCCCTATTGCTCCTACTACGTGTCGATCGAGGGGCACTGCCTGATGGCGGAGGAGGGGGGATATCGCACTTTCCCTTATCCGGTGTCGCGCTACGACAACGCGCCGGGCGAGACCTACGGCCGCGGCTGGGCCGACATCGTGCTGCCGAGCCTGAAAACCCTCAACGCCGAGAAGGCGACCTTCCTGACCCAGGGCCACCGCGCCGCCTCGCCGGTGCTGCTGCTGGCGGACGACGGCATCGTCGGCATGGACATGCGGCCGGGCGCGCAGAACAAGGGTGGGGTCTCGGCCAAGGGCGAACTGCTGGTCCACACCCTGCCGACCGGCGACATCCAGATTTCCAAGGAGATGATGGCGGAGGAGCGCGGCATCATCGACGACGTGTCGCTGGTCTCGCTGTTCAAGGTGCTGACCGATCACCCCAACATGACCGCCACCCAGGTCATCGAGTTGGTCAATGAGAAGGGGATGCTGGTGGCGCCGACGCTCGGCCGCCAGTTCACCGATTACGTCGGCGGCATGGTGCCGCGCGAACTCGACCTGATGGCCGAGATGCAGTTGATCGCCCCGATGCCGCCGCGGCTGCGCGAAGCCGTGATGGAGCAGGGGATCGGCGCCATCCGGGTGACCGACACCTCGCCGCTGGCGATGGCGGCCAAGGCCGGCAAGGCGGCGGGCTTCATGCGCACCGTGGAGTCGGTCAAGGAGCTGGTGAACATCACGCAGGACATGAGCCTGCTGGATCGGTTCAATTTCGACGCCGCGATCCCGGACATCGCCACCATCGGCAACACGCCCGAGAAATGGATGGCGGACGACGAGGCGGTGGCGGCGAAGCGCCAGGCGCGCGCGCGGGCGCAGCAGCGACAGGAGCAGATCCAGGCGATGCCGGCGCAGGCCGCGATGCTCAAGGCGCAGGCGACCGTCGCCAAGGCGCAACCCGGCCTCGCGCCCGGCCAGGGATTCGGCGGCCCGCAGCAATGAAATTCACCACGCCTGAGGACGCGCTGAAGTATTTCGGCGAGCAGAAGACCGCGTATCAGCTCGCCTTCGGGTCCGGCGGCGGCTCGGCCGTGCTGGAAGACCTCTCGATCTTTTGCCGGGGGCGCGAAACCTGCGTCGTTCCCGGCGACCGCGACCGCACCTTCGTCCTGGAGGGTCGGCGCGAAGTGTATCTGCGTATCCGGGACTATCTCGACCGCACGCCCGAGGAGCTCGTAGCCCTCAACACCAGGCCCGCCACAGGAGCGACAAGCCATGCCCGAAGCAGCAACGACCGCGACGACTGATTCCACCACCGCCGCGACGACCGCAGCCACCACAGCCGCAGCAACCACCGCCGCCCCCTGGCATCAGGGTGTCGACGCCGAGACCCTCGGCCATTGGCAGAACAAAGGCTGGAAGGTCGAGGACCCGAAGGAAATCGCGATCGCGGCCACCAAACAGGCGCGCGAACTCGAGAAGCATTTCGGCGTGCCGGCCGATCAACTCATCAAGATGCCCAAGCCCGACGCCAAGCCGGAGGACATCAAGGCGTTCCGCGCGCGCCTGGGCGTGCCGGCCGAGCCGAAGGACTACGACTTCTCCGCCGTCAAGGACGCGGCCGGCCAGCCGATCCCGGCCCCGCTCGCCGACGCGCTGCGCGCCGCCGCCCACACCGCCGGCGTGCCGAAGGACGCCGCCGCCACCATCGCGGCCGCCGTCGTCAAGCAGATGGACGACACGCGCGCCGCCGAGACCGCGACCCGCACCACCAAGATCGCGGCCGAGAAAGCGGCGCTCAAGGCCGAGTGGGGCCAGAATTTCGACTTCAACCACCTCAAGGCCATGGAAGGCGCGCGCCGGCTCGGCATTTCGCCGGAGGCGGTCCAGAACATGGAGAACGAGATCGGCTACAAGGCCACCATGGAGGCGATGCGCAAGATCGGCGCCGGCACCTCCGAGGACACCTTCGTCGACCGCGGCGCTGGCGGCAAAAGCGGCGTCGCCACGCGCGAAGGCGCCATCGCGCGCAAGGCCGAGCTGATGGCCGACCAGGCCTGGGGCAAGCGCTATGTCTCGGGCGACGTCGAGGCCAAGCGGGAAATGGACAACCTCAACACCCTGATCGACGGCAACGCGCAGGCCGCATAAGGAGCAAACCCATGGACATGACCGAGACGCCGACCCCCGCCGCGCCCGCCAAGCCCAGGCGCAAGCCCGTCCGCCGCAAGGCGGCCGCGGCGCCGAAGCCGGAACTGCCATCGGAGCTCGCCGGGCTCACCCCGACGGACTGCTGCGACGGGTGCAACGACAAGCGCTGCGCCATCTCGGGCAGCCCGGTCTGCGCCCATCCGTTCAAGGGCGGATTGCAGAGCAGCATGATGGGCGATCCCGCCGCGATGAAGCGCCACGGGGCGGCAAAAAAGGCGCTCGCGCACCTCAAGATCGAGATCGGCGCGGCCTGATCGCCACCCCCATCCGGGTGCGTTGCCGATTGTTTCGCACCCGGTAGATTGACCGCGTTCCTCGACGTTCGGGTCCCGCAAGGACAAGCCCGGCTTCGCGGCAGTTACGGCCCCCTCTCTGGACAAGGCCGAAGGTTTGATGGTCCCCGCGCGCGCACGCGCCGACGGGCAAGACCGCGGACGTTCGGATCCAATCCATAGGGGATAGCCGTGTCGGAAAATCTGCCCAAACTTTTCACCACCCAGTTCTCGACCGTGCTGGCCATCAAGCTCCAGCAGCGCCAGTCGAAGCTGCGCGGCCGCGTGATGGAAGGCTATCACGTCGGCAAGCAGGCTTCGCCGATCCAGTATATCGGCGCCATCCAGATGAAGCCGCCCGCGGGCCGCTTCGCCCCGATCGGCCGCCAGGACGTCGACTTCACGCGGCGCTGGGTGTTCCCGGTCGACCGCGACGCCAACCAGCTCATCGACACCTTCGACAAGCTGCGGACCGCGATCGAGCCGACGTCGCAGTATTCCGATGTCGCCGCCGCGGCCGTCGCGCGCGAATGGGACGACCGCATCATCGCGGCCGCCTTCTCGACCGCCCAGATCGGCGCCGACGCCGGGGGCCTCTCGACCGAGACCTTCTCGACCTCGTCGTGGCAGATCGCCTCGACCTTCGGGTCGACCGCCGCGTCCGGCCTCACCGTCGCCAAGATGATCGAGGCCCGGCGCATCCTGCGCAAGGCGCAGGTCAATGTCGACGAGGAGACCATGACCTGGGTGACCAACTCCCAGGGCGAGAGCGATCTTCTCAACCAGGCGCAGGTGGTGGCGTCCGACTTCAACGGCTCCAAGCCGGTGCTGGCGGACGGCAAGGTCACCCGCTTCCTGGGCTTCGACATCGTCTATTCGGAGCGCCTGATCTCGGCCTCGAACGTGCGGCAGAACATCGCCTTCACGCGCAGCGGCCTCTATCTCGGCATCTGGAAGGACACCGAGAACGACGTCGACCGCCGCAAGGACCTCAGCGGCCTGCCCTACCAGATCTACACGATGATGACCTCCGGCGCGACGCGGCTCGAGCCGGGCAAGGTGCTGCAAGTGCTCTGTGCCGATACCTCGGCTGCGGCCGACGTGACCCCGTAAGGAGGACCCCATGTCCGTCGACCACGTCAAATCCACCTTCGTCACCAACCTCGACGCGTCGCCCGTCGTCCAGAACACGGCCGGCGAGGGCGGACCCGCCGCGCTCAAGAGCAACGAGGGCTACGCCACTGCGGTCGCATCGTCCTCGGTCGACGCGACCTACCAGCTCGTCCGGGTGCCGTCGAACAGCAAGGTCAAGTCGATCATGTTCGAGTCGGCGGCGCAGACCGCCGGCAAGTTCGACCTCGGCCTCTACTACGCGACCGACGGCGAGGGCGGCAAGCCGACCGCCCTTCTGGCCGCGGCCGCGATCGACCAGGATTTCTTCGCCACGGCGATCGATTGCGCCGCGGCGGTCGTGCCCACCGAGGTGGTCAACGAGTCCGGCACCTACACCATCGACAAGCGCGTACAGCCGCTGTGGCAGGCCGTCGGGCTGACTGCCGACCCGGGCGGCTATTTCGACATCGTCGCCACCGTGGTCACCACCGCGGTCACCACCGGCGCCGGCGTGTTCGGCATCCGCGTGTCCTACACGGATTGAGGATCTGCGATGGCAAGCCATTTCGTCAGCCTCAACCGCGGCGTCGAGGGCAGCAAGTTCTCCGACTTCACCTTCGGGACGTCGTCGACCGCGACCGACAGCATCGAGCTGCGCGTGCTCGACGGCAACGGCCTGTCCAAGATGGACGTCATCAAGGCGCTGGAGGCGTTCGAGCATCTGTTCGGGAATCCCCAACTGGTCAAGCTCGGCGCCTTCGACGTGTCGGGGTAGCGCCATGAGCTTGGTGAAAACCTACAAGCCGGCGCACGACGATGAGGTCGCGCGCAGCGAAAGCGTGCGGCAGTCCGCGATGGTGGCCGGCGTCTCGCAAGCGACCGCCAAGGCCGCCGACATTGCGCATTACCGGGCCTGCGTGGCCTCGGCCTTGCTCAACGGTACCAACCCGGCGGTGTTCCGGTTCGCCCTGTGGGAACTCGGCACCAACGGCTCATAGGAGCAGATCGATGCGACCCTTCATCCGAATCCTTCCGCTGCTGGCGGTTCTCGCCTTCCCGGCGCTCGCGGCCGCCCAGGTTCAGTTCCAGCCGTCCGGCACCAAGCTCGACGCCGCCACCACGGTCTGCCCGTTCGCGGCCTCGCCGGTCGCGGTCAACCAGCAGGAGACCGTCACCTGCACGCCGCCGGCCGGCATGTTCGTCTACATCACCGGGCTGTCCTTCGACGTCTGCACCAACGGCACCGGCACCGCTGCCAACCAGGTCACCTTCACGTCGACCAACCTGACCGGCTCCCCGGTGTGGAGCTTCTCGATCGCGGCCACCGCCTCGATCTGCCAGCATTGGTCGGAGCCGCTGACCACCCCGCTGAAATCGACCGCCGCCGGCACCGCGGTGACCATCGTGTCGCCCGCCGCCGCGACCAACAACAGCTACCACGCGCGCGTCTACGCCTATTTTGCGCCCTGATCGGAGCCGCGCGTGAAGGCCCGCCTCGCCCTCCTCGGACTGCTGCTCACCGCCGCTCCCGCGGCGGCCGACCAGTTCCAGACGCCCTATGGCTTCGCGCCGGGCGCGGTGCAGGAATGTCTCAACAGCACCGGCTTCACCGTGCCGTGCTTCATGTCCGACCTCAATCCGTCGGTCAGCAAGCCCTTCATGCAGCCAAGCCCGGGCGACCGCGCCCGCATCGTCACCATCAGCCCCAACAGCGGCGCGCCCAACCAATACGCGGCCGGCGCCATCCCGATCACCGGCAACGCCACCGGAACCACCGGCGCCGTGGTCGGCACGCTGGCGGCGCTCACCGGCAAGCTCACCTGGATCTGCGGCTTCAACGTCTCGGGCATCGGCGGGACCGCCGCGATCGGCCCGATCACCATCGCGGGGATCAAGACCAGCTCGATGGTCTACCAGCTCGCATCGACCGCCTCCGGCGCCTTCCTGACCCAGACCTTCACGCCCTGCATTCCGGCGAGCGCGGTCAACACCGCGATCACCATCACCACCACGGCCGACGGCACCGCCACCGCGGTCTCGGTCAACTCCTGGGGCTTCCAGCAGTAGCGGGGTGAGCCGGGGTGCGTTGCGGGGCCGGGATGGCTGCCGCAGCGTGCGGACATGTCCGCCTTCCTCCTTCCCGTCGACATCGCCAACCGCGGGCTGCAGCATTGCGGCAGCGATCGCATCGCCACCTCCGATTTCTCCGAAATCTCGGTGCGCTCGTCCGAATGCGCCTTCGTGTACGACAAGCTTCGGCGCGCCGAGCTGCAGCGCAACACCTGGCGTTTCGCGATCCGCGAGGCGGTGCTGCGGCCGGTCGGCGCCACCACCATGCTGCTGGTGCCGGCGCTGTGGGTCGCCAGCACCACCTATTTCGTGGGCTCGATCGTGTCGGACTCGGCCGGCATCCCGTGGGTGTCGCAGATCCCCAACAATCTCAACTTCCAGCCGGGCACATCGAGCGCCTGGGCCGAGTATTTCGGCCCGATGACGGTGTCGGCCTATGATTCGACCACCACCTATTTCGCCGGCGAGCTGGTCTATACGGCGGCGGGCGACGGCACCAACCGGGTGTTCGTCTCGCTCATCAGCGCCAATGCCGACGTGCCGGGCACCGCGACCGCCTGGAGCGCCACCGGCACCTATTTCAAGAACCAGACCGTCACCCGAACCTCGGTCGTCTACCAGAGCCTGATCGACCTCAACGTCAACCAGGACCCAGCCTCGGCGCCGGCGCTCTACAATGCGGGCACCACCTACGGGGCCGGCGCGCGCGTGGGCGCGTCGGACGGCGTGATCTACACCTCGGTCGGCGCCGGCAATCTTGGGCACGACCCGACCACCGACGCCGGCGTGCACTGGACCAACACCGGCGTCCTCAACCCATGGACCACGGTGTTCGTCGGCGGCTCGGGCTCGCTCAACTGGCGGCAGATCGGCGGCGCCGAGTTCCCGATGGGCGTCACGGTGTCGCCGCTCTACACGCTCTATCCGCCGGGCGCGGGGCCGTCGTGGCAGGACACCACCCGCAACGTCTACCGGCTGCCGGCCGGCTTTCTGCGCAAGGCGGCGCAGGACCCCAAGGCGGGCGCCGCCTCCGATCTCGGCGCCCCGTCGAACCGCGGCTATGACGACTGGGAGTTCCAGGACAAGTTCCTGGTCTCCTCGCAAAGCGACCCGATCGTGCTGCGCTTCGTGGCCGACACGGTCGACGTCACGTCCTTCGACGACATGTTCTGCGAGGGCCTGGGCGCGCGCATCGGCTTCGAGGTGTGCGAGCGGGTGACGCAGTCCTCGGCCAAGAAGCAGACCATCGCCGGCGTCTACCAGAAGGTGATGAGCGAGGCGCGCACCGTCAACGCCATCCTGACCGGCAGCGAGGAGCCGCCGCTCGACGATTATTTGGCCGTCCGGTATTGAGCCATGGCCGAGGCCTCATTCGCCCAGGTCAGCTTTCTCGGCGGGGAATGGTCCCAGCGCATGCAGGGCCGCTTCGACCGGCCGGACTATCGCACCGCGCTCAACGTCTGCCTCAACGCCTTCCCGACCGAGACCGGCGCCTGGACGCGGCGGCCGGGGTCGCGTTTTGCCGCCACGACGCGCGGCGGCGCGACCGGCAAGCTGATCAAGAACGATTTCCAGGCGGCGGCGGCCTACACGATGGAGTTCACCGACGGCTTCCTGCGCTTCTTCAGCGGCGCGACGCTGGTCACCACCAACGACGACCAGGTGATCGTCGCGATCTCGACCGCCAACCCGGCCGTGGTGCAGACCACCGCGGCCACCACCTGGGCGACCGACGACCAGGCGATCTTCAAGCTGCTCGGCACCAGTTGCCCGCTGCTGCAGAACCGCACCTTCAAGCTCACCAAGATCGACACCACGCATTTCTCGCTCAGGGATGCGATCACCGGCGCCAACATCGACGGCGCGACGCTGGGCGTGGCGTCGCTCGCGGCCGGCGCCACCATCGCGCGGGTGCGCGAACTCGTCACGCCCTACACCGGCGGCACCTGGTCGTCTCTGCGCGCCGTGCAGACCCTGTCTATCGTCAACGGCGCGTCGGTGGTGCAGGCCGTTCTGCTGCAGCCCGCGACGGCGCCCTATGTGCTCAGCGTCACGGCCGCGCCGACCACGTCCGACTACGCGACCTTCTCGATCGCGGCAGCGGGCCTGCTCGATGGCCCCTATCTCGACCCCGTGGCCGATGTGCTGCTGCTGACCGGCATCAGCGGCTCTGTCGGCATCGTCACCGGGCTGGCCGCCTTCGCGGCGACCGATGTCGGCCGGATTATCCGCATCTTTGTCGAGCCGCCGTTGTGGAACTCAAGCATCAATTATCAAGCTTCCGAAATCGTCACCTCCCCGGAGAGCGGCAAGTTCGGGCCGTACTGGACCTGCATCAAGGCACCCGGCACCAATGCGCCCGGCGGCGACCCGACCATGTGGGCGCCGGCGCCGAATATCGACAGCACCGCACGCTGGATCTGGGCGGTCATCACGGGCTTCACCAGCCCGACGGTGGTGACGGCGACGATCAAGGTCGGGGCTCCGCTCTATCAGATCGCCGGCGTGCCGACCCAGGGCGTCTATTCGCTGTTTCGTCTCGGCGTCTACAACAGCGTCACCGGCTGGCCGAGCGTCGGCACCTTTCATGAGGGCCGCCTGTGGCTCGCCGGTGCCATCGCCAATCGCATCGACGCGAGCTGCGCCAACGATCCCTTCAACTTCGCGCCGACCACGCTGGGCGCCGTCGTGCTGGCGTCGAGCGCCATCAGCTACACCTTCAACGCGCCCGACGTGAACCCGATCTATTGGATGGTGCCCGACCTGCAGGGCGTGATCTGCGGCACCAAGGCGGGCGAGTGGCTGGTGCAGTCGCCCGCGACCGGGCCGCTGGCGCCGACCAATATCGCGGCGCGCCGCGTCACCAAGGTGGGCTGCGCCAACATCGAGCCGCGCCGCACCGAGCACACGCTGTTGTTCCTGCAGGCCTTCGGCCGCAAGGTGATGGAATATTTTGCCGACATCTATTCGGGCAAGTTTTCCGGGCCGCACGCCTCCTTCACCTGGAAGCACCTCACCGCCGGCGGGGTGGACGAGATCGCGTATCAGCAGGAGCTGATCCCGATGCTGTGGCTGCGCGTGAAGGGCGCGCTGGTCAGCGCGGTCTACAAGCGCGACACGCTCACCACCGCGCAGGGCCCCACTATCTCCGCCGGCGCCCCGCATACCCTCGGCTCCGGCCGCACGGTCGAGAGCATCAGCGTCGGCCCCTCGGTCGGCGGCAATTACGACAGCCTGTCGATGATCACCAACGACGCCGCCAGCGGGGTCCGCCATGTCGAGGTGCTGACCGACCTGCTGGACGAGGGCGCGGATTCGGCCGACGCCTGGTTCCTCGACGACGCGGTGCGGCCGAGCTCGACCACCACCACCAGCGTGGCGAGCGCGGGCGCGCCTTACGGCGGCATGACGCTCAACGGCTTGTGGCACCTCAACGGCAAGACCGTGCAGGTGTGGGCGGGCGGGGTGGACTGCGGCAACCGCGGCGACAACCTCACCACGTTCACGGATTTCCTGGTCACCGACGGCGCGGCCTTCGTGCCCTATGGCGACGGCGTGTCGGCCGGCAGCGGGGCCGGGCTGTTCACGGCGGCTTTCGCGGCCGCCGCCGCCGCGGCCGGCACCATCGTGGTGGGCTTCACCTACAACTCGGACGGCCAGGTGGTGCGCCCCGCGACGCCGCAGGAGAGCGGCGCGCGCTCCGGCCCGGCGCTCGCCAAGACGCGTCGCGCCGACAAGTTCGGCCTGCTGGTCGAGGGCACGGCCGGCCTGGCGATCGGCACCACTTTCGCCAGTCTCAAGCCGGTGCTGTTCAAGCTCGCCGACGGCCACACGACGCTCGCCCCGAACGTGACCTTCACGGGCATCCACCGCGACGCGCTCGGCGACGACTACAGTTTCGACGGCATGGCGTGCTGGCGCATCGCGCGGCCCTATCCGGCCAACCTGGTCGCGATGGGCAGCTTCCTCCAGACCCAGGATTCATGAGGCCATGCCCGGACTGGACAGCGTTTTCAGCAACGTCGGCGGCGCGGTCTCCGACCTGTTCTCGGCGAAGGCCTACGGCTTCAAGGCCAAGGGCGCGCGCATCGAGCAGGGGATGTACAACGACGCCGCGGTCTTCGCCGACCAGAACGCCGTCTATACGGAACGCTCGACCGCCATCAAGGTGGCGCAGCAGGATCGCCAGAACCTCAAGCTGATCGGGGGGCAGACGGCGGACATCGCGGGCGCCGGCTTCGCGGCGTCTGGCTCGGCGCTCGACATCCTCGCCGAGAGCGCCAGCCAGGGCGCGCATGCCCGCCAGGTGCTGGGCTTCCAGGGCCAGATCACCGAGGCCGGCTACCAGCAGCAGGCCAAGGCGCTGCGCGCGCAGGGCGACGCGGCGGGCGTGGCGGCGGAAGCGGCCGACACGGCGGCCGAGGGGGCCGGCATCTCGGCCGCGATCCACGGGGTCGCGGCGATCTTCAGCTTGGGCAGCGCCATCTCGGGCGGATTCGGCGGCGGGCCAGAACCCGCCGGCGTCAAGGGGATCGGATAAATGCCCGGCAACATCCGCGAAGCCCCCGCCCAGGACCTGTCGATCCAGCCGACCGAGCGCGGCATCGACGCCTTCCAGCAGGCGGCGCGGCGGGTAGGCGCGTTCTATTCGCAGGCGGCGGACGACTTCACCGGCGAGGGCCAGCGCCTTGGCAGCGCCGTCAAGGCAGCCGGCGACGTCGCCGTGAAGGCGGTCGAGCACCACGAGATCAATACCAGCGCGGCGAACTTCGCCAAGCTCAACAACGACCTCACCACCAAATGGAACGAGATCGCCAAGAACGCCGACCCCAACGACCCGACGGTGGCGACGCAGTTCCGCGAGCAGGTGCTGGAGCCCGCGCTGGAGAAATTCGGCAACCAGGGATTCTTGACCGAGGGCGGACAGAAATGGGCGGAGGGGCATACCGCGAGCCTGCGCCAGCACATGTACGACAAGACCGCGGCCGACATGTCGGTGCTCGCCGGCGAGGCCATCAAGGTCAACGCGGCCAAGACTGTCAACAACCTGTCGAGCACGGTGCAGCAGGACCCGTCGTCGATCGACTTCGCGCTCAAGACGGCGGACTCGTCTTTCGGCGGCATCATCGATTCCAGCCCGAACCTCAACGCGGCCGACGCCGGGCGGGTGCGCACCCAGCTTTTGCAGCACGCCAAGGAGCAGATCGTCAAATCGGCGGCGCTCGGCTACATCGAGAAAACCGGCGAGGTCCCGAAATGGGCCACCGATCCGAAATATGCCGACTACATCAACGGCGCCGAGCTCAAGCAGCTTTCGCAGGCGGCGCGCTATTACAACCGTCTCAACGAATCCGAGAACCGCGCCGCCCAGGCGCAGCGCGAGCACGCGGATAAAGTCGATTTCAACTCCAAGATCAACGACCTCGAAATCAGCACGATCCCCAAGAACGCCGGCGAGAAGCCGACGCTGCCGACGGACTATTGGCAGCGGCTGCGCGAGCTCGCCACCCATCCCGGCGCCGCGCTCGAGCCTGGCCGGCTGCGCACCATGGTCAACAACGGGGAGGCGCTGACCGACCGTCTCAACAAGCCGGAGCCGATCTCGCGCGTGTCGCACAGCACCACGATGGCGCTGCTCACGCGCATCCGGGCGAGCGACGCCAGCAAGCTGACCGACAATTCAGCGATCTACGACGCCTTCCAGAGGGGCGAGCTCAACAACGCCGACTTCAATTTCCTCAACAGCGAGTTCAACAACCTGCGCACGCCGGAAGGCTTGGCGCTCGACAAGGAGCGCGGCAATTTCTCCAAGAGCTTTGCGCGCCTGATCGACGGCAACATGAGCGACATCGGCGTGCATTCGGTGCTCGGCACGCAGCGCATGTACGAGTTCGAGATGGACGCACGCCGGCAGGAGGCGGTGCTGCGCCAGAAGGGACTCGACCCGCACCTGACCTATGATCCGCGCTCGGAATACTTCTTCGGCCGGCCCGAGAACATCGCCAAATACCGGGTGTCGATGCAGGAGGCGCAGAAATACGAAAAGACCTTGAAGACGATGGACGAGCAGAACGCCAAGGGCGGCGGCAACCTGACGGGCCCGGGCAAGACCATCACCGGCGTCGAGGTGAAGGACGCGCCCGTGCCGAAAAAGGGCGAGCGCAAGGAGTTCAAGCAGGGTTGGGGCGTGTGGGACGGGGCCGCCTGGGTCCCTGAAAAGGCCAAGTGATGGCCGGCGAACTCCCCGACGCGCCATGGGCCGAGCCGCTGCAGGATGCCCCATGGGTCAAGCCGGCCGAGCCGCCGCCCGCGCCGCGCCCGACCGGTTATCTCGACCGCGTGGCGGCCGACTGGAAATCGGACATCGCCGACATCTTCCACGAGGGCGTCGAGGCCACCATGGCGGCGCCGGGCCAGCTTCTCGGCCTCTCCCCGCCGACCGGCTACGAGGACCTCGGCCGCGACATGGAGAAAAAGCTGGTCGGCATCGGGGCGTCTCCCGAGGAGGCAAAGCGCGAATCCGACTACATGCTGCGCCGGTTGCAGCGCAACCAGGGCCTTCTCGGGCTGATCGGCGGCCCGTTGCAGGCGATCACATCGCCGTTGTTCGGCGCCTACCGGGCGACCGTCAGCCGGCCGCTGGAGGAGGCGACGGGCTTCCCCAAGGAAGCCACCGAGCAGTTCACCATGGTGGGGCTGGCGGCCGCCGGCATGGTGCCGCACACGGTCGGGCGCGTGCGCATCAGCCGCGACGGCGAGGTCACCGCGCAGGCGATCGGCGAATTGCCGAAGGAGGCCGATTTCAAGACCTCGGCGGAAATCCTCGGCGGCGAGCACACCGAGACCAACCTGCGCCGCGCCTGGGACGAGGATGGGATTCACCCGGCCGAGGCGGTGAACGACGCGCGCCAGGACGCCTTCGTGAAGCATGACCTGACCAAGGAAGCCAAGCCGGTCGAACTCGACCCGGAACTGTTCGACACGCTGGCCGAAACCGGCGGCATGCCGCTACGCGGGCTGGGCGCCGACGTGGCGGGCGAGCCGCGCGCAGACGTGCCGCTGAGCACGCAGCCCCCGGCGCCGCCCGGCCGGCTGATGACGGCGGCGCACGACGCGGCCGCCAAGCTGACCGACATCGGCCGCGACATGCAGATGCTGGTCGCCCCGATGGCGCGCGGCACCACCGAGAGCATGGCGATCGCTAAGGATTTTGC